GTTGCAGGATTGCCGGCACCTCGTCCGGCTTGAGATAGGCGCCATCATGGAAACGCGGCGCGGCGGCGAAGACGCCTGCCGGAACCATGCGTCCGACACCGCCCGCACCGACCAGCCCGCCGTCATGGAACAGCCGCGAAAAGATGCTTCCGAGGATGCCGCTGCCTTGCCCGAAGGTCGGCAGGTTCGAGCCAAAGAGCAGGTTCTTCAGCGGATTGAGCAGCGCGAGCTTGATCATCTCGCGGTTCAGATCCTGAAGCGCGAGGCGTCCCGCATCGGCCCATGATTTCCAGTCGAGTTTGCCCTGCGCCAGCACGTCGGCGAAGCGATCGAGCGCGGAGCCGACGGCGGTTTCGATGGCGCGATAGGCGGCATCCTGCCGCTGAAGCTCCTGCGTCAGGCGCTCGATCTTGCCGGCGTTTTCGACGATGGCGCGGCCCTCCTCGCTCGCAAGATCGATCCCCCGCGAGCGCAAGCCTTGCTCGGCGCGCAGCTGGGCGATGATGACGGAACGCTCGGACGCATTTTGGCCGATCAGCCCGATCTGGCGTTGCAGAAGAGTGATTTCGTCCTTCTGGTCTTCGAGCGCCTGGCGACCGGCAAGCTGGCGATTGAGTTCGTCTAGGCGCCGGGCGTTGCCGATGGCGGATTGCCCTTCCGGGCTTGCCGCATCGATCCCGCGCTGGCGCAATTGCTGGATGGCGCGAAGTGTTGCCAGTTCCTCGGAGCGCTTGGCGACGGATGCGCCGACGAGGGCGACCTGCCGTTCCAGCAGAGTGATTTCGTCGCGCTGATCGCGAAGCTGTTCCTGGCCGCGGAGCGTCCGGTTCAGGCCTTCGATCTGGCGGGCCGAGTCGATGTAGGCGCGGGCTTCCTCGCTCGCGAGATCGACGCCGCGGCGGCGAAGCTCTTGTTCGGCGCGCATCACGGCCAGCGCATCGCCGCGCGCCGCGACGGTCGCGTTGATCAGCGCCACCTGCCGCGTGAGAAGTTCGATCTCCCGGCGGCGATCCTCGTTTGCCGAAAGGGTCTGCGCGCGTTCCTGTTCGACGAAGAGCCGACCATAGGCTTCGCGCATCCGCTCGATGATGCGAGTGAGGGTTTCCTTCGCTTCGCCCTCGGCCAGCGCCTGCGCCGTCAGCAGCGGGCGCAGCGCCTGCTCGACCTGCATCACCTGCTGGGCTTTTGCCGAAGCCAGTGAGCCAGCTGCGACCGCATCGTTGACGCGCTTCTGGGCGGAGGCTTCCGTCGTCAGATCGGCAACCTGTTTGCCCGCTTGCGCTGCTTGTTCGGCGATGCGTTCGCGCAGCGCCTGGCGCGCACGAGCTTCGGCATCGATGCCTTCTCGCGCCTGTTCGATCAGGCCGGTCTTGCGGGCTTCCGCGCGCTCGGCCGCCGAGGCGCTTTCGAGATAGGCGTTGGCCAGCGCCAGCGTCGAGCGGATCGACACTTCCGTGACAGAGGATTGCGTGACGACGGCCTGCGTCGCCGCATCGACCACCGGTCGGAAGCGCGCCAGTTCAGCCGTCACGCGCCGATAGGCGGCTTCGACTTCGGCGACATCAGCAAGCTTGGAGCGCGAGAGGGGATCATCGAGCGCAGCGCGCAAGGTCGCCTGTTCGCGGCGCAAACGTTCGAGATCGCGCGCGCCGGGGATGATATCGCGAGCGGTTTCACCGGCTCGCACCGACAATTCGTTCGCGCGTGCTTCAGCCGCGAGCCGAGCGGCGCGCTGCTGCTGATCGGCAAGCTGGGCTTCGATCTCGGCAATCCGGCGCTCGACCTGCGGCAGCATCAGCGGCACGACATTGCCGCGAATGTTCTCGCGCAGCCGATCCCGCTGCCATTTCAGGAGATCGAGTTCTTCCGACGGGTTGCGGCCATCGACGGCGCGATCCACCGCCTTGCCGATTGCGTCAAAGGCGTTCGAGGCCTGACGAGCGACATAGTTCCAGGCGCGGCCAAAGGCGTTGGTCGCTTGTTCGGCATCGGCCAGCGCCGGGACGAGCGCGTTCAAGAGAACCCGCTGCGCCTCGGTGCGATTGTTCTGGTCAACCAGCGTGCGGATATACTGCCGCGTCCGGTCGTCGAGAAAGGCGAGCCGGGAATTCAGATCATCGGCGCCGCGCACTGGATCAGCCAGGGCGGTTGCAAGCTGCTCGGCTCCGGCCTTGGTTTCGACGCCCATTGTGACGGCGAAATTGCGGGCGATGCCGATGGCGCGGCCCATTTCTTCCGCGGCAATCTTGCCGGTGCGCAGAAAGGCCACTTCCATTTCGCGCGCGGCGGTGACCGAGACCCTGCCTGTAACGCTCGATGCCTGGGCAACCCGCTCAAGCTCGGTGGCGGTCGCGCCCGAGGCGCGGCCAGCGCCCATCAGCGCGGTGGTGACAGCGCGCGTTGAGGCGTCATTCGCCACCCAGGCGGCGGTGAGGCCGACGACCGCCGCCGCAACCCCGATCGCGATCCCGCCGACAACGCCGAGCGCCGAACCGAAAGCGGCGAGAGTTCCGCGCAAGCCGCCGAAGGCCTGCGTCACCTGACCGCCCTGCTGCATGAGGATGGTCATAGGCGACATGCCGGTGGACATCGACGCCATCACGTCGTTGAACGTGTATTGCAGCGTCAGAAGCTGGTTGCGGGTGAGGCCGGTTGCGCCGCCCACACCTTTGATAGCCTGCGAAGTTTGGTCAAAGCGCTGCTTCGCCAGCGCCTGCGCGGCTGTGTGTTCAGCGGAGGTGATCGCGCCGCGCTTGGCGAGCGTGGCGTACTCGGCCAATTCGGTATTGAGACGGGCTTGGGCCGCGCCCAAGGGATCGATCGCGGCCCGCAGGGCATTCGCCCGTGCAGAGAAGCTTTCCGCTTCCCGCGCTGCTTCCTCGAAGACACCGGCGGAATCGCGGGCGGATTTCGGGATCGGGCGGTCAACGTTCAGAACGGTGTTGAACCGCTTCTGCGACGAGTCGGCTTCGCCGGCCATGCGCGCGGCTTCAGCCAGACGCTTCAGCCGCGCGACCTCGCGGTCGGTTGCAGCGCCGGAACGGTCCATCGCCTTTTCGACCGAGCCGAAGGCGGACTGCCCGGATTGCCCGACTTCCTCGAAGGCGCGCTTGACCTCCGCCTTCCCCTCGACACCGAGGCGGATGGAGACATTCGTGGCGCTCATGATGGATCAGCGTTCCGACGATAGGCGTTGACGACGATGGGTTCGATTTCGGGCAGGACATCGACGAAAAGCGGGTTGAGCGCGCCCATGGCGTGGGCGAGCATCAGGATCGCCCCGAAATCGAGCGCATAGACGCTGCCCATCACCGCCCGAACCTGGCCTGCCGAACGGCGGATCACCGCCCACGCCAGCAGGCCCTCGGATGTTACGGGTTCGTGCTCGTCATAGGGACAGCCCACACAGCGCAACGGACAGGCGGCGCAATAGCTTTCGCCGCCGTCGAAGTGCCATTCGGCGAGGGCGATCAGACGTTTTTTTCGTCGAGCCTCGTCAGCGCCGGGCCGACATAGAGACGGTCGATGGCGTCGAAGGCGGGCCAGAGTTCGAGTAATTGCTCGATGGCTTGCCTGTCGGGATCAACCGGCTTACCCTTGGCGTCACCGATGCCCTCCCAGGCCACAATGCCGGTATGGGCGAGCGCGCGGGTGAAGGCCGCGCCCGCCTCGATTGTGGACTGTTCGCCGCCAGCCTTCAGGGCTTCGCCCGCCGCGCCGCGCGCGATCAGCATTGCGGCGACAGAAACTGGCCGAAACTGGATGCGCACGCCGGGCAGCACATCGAGCCAGAAGGGTTCGGCGGACACGGGTTCGAGCTTGAGCATGGTGGCTCCTTCAGGTTTGGCGGGTTTCGAGGAAGGAAAGATCAGTAGGAGGCCACGTCGTTGGTCAGAACGACGGTGCAGGTCTTGGTGAGAACCGGATCGAGCGCGGCCTGCCAGGCGAAGGGCATCTTAATGCCGCCCGGCCCCTGGATTTGCCGGTTGCCGCGCGGCAGGAACACGCGATGCGCGGTGAAGAGCAGCGAGCGGCTGGCGTCGATGGTCCAGCCGAAGGCGATCTCGCACGGCGTGCGGGCGGTCGCCTGATCGAGCAGGCTCGTGTCCTGAAACCGCGCATTGAGATTGCCCGAGCATTTGACGATGCCGGGATCGATATCGGCAATCCGCCCGTCAGATCGGATGACCTCGATCTTTTCGAGGTTGTTCGAATACATCAGTTCCGCCGAGACGATGTTGCCGAGCACCGCGCCATTACGCGTGATCGATCCCTGAAACTGGCTGAAGCGCTCGACATCGAGAACGGTCGGCGTGCCTGCAGCCGTCGCGGTGGCTGTCGCCTCGCCCTGGGCGATCACGTTGACGGTTGCCGAGAGAAGCCCGGAGCGCTGTGCCTGGACGGAGAGGCTGTTCGCCCGCGCGCCGTAGTTCATGCCGAAGAACGGCACGTCGGGAAGCCCGACCTCGATCGACATCGACGGCAGGTTCTGCGTACCGGAGACGAAGGTGTGGCCGTTGGCGCCGCCGCTGAGCGTTGCGCCCGAGACCGTGCCATTCGAGGCGGGCGTGGTGGACGCGGCGATTGTGAAGCTGTTGCCGCCAAGGCCGAGCGTATCATGCGTGATCGTCAGCGTGTTGCCGCCGGTCTGGGCATAGGTCGCAGCCGCGACTGCCGGCACGACACTGGCGTTGATGGCGGTCACGGCATTGGTCAAAGTCGCGCCGAGATTCGCTCCGATCTGGATTTGGTTGCCGGTCGGCGCGGAGGAAACGAAGGTGAAGGCGGTTCCGGCGATCGTGATCGTCGCGTTTGCGACGGGCTGGGCGGAAAACAGGATTGTACCCCTGGCCGCCACCGACGCGGCGGTCGTCGGGTTGCCAAACAGCGCCTTCAGCCAGAACCCGATATTGCGGTGATCCATCGGGACGACGATGTCGCTCTCGTTCGACACCACGTCATAGGCAGGCGTCAGCGGATCGCGGCCATAGCCAAGGAGATCGCTCTCGATGAGGGATTGCTCTTCGCCGAGGTTGGCCGAGACGAAGGGCAGCTTGCGAAAGCCCGTGCCGGGCGTGACGCCATAGGTGGCTTCAAACACCGCAGCCATGACGGCGTTGGCGCCGCGTGCGCGTGCCATGGGATTACTCCTGTCGTTGTTGGTTCAGTTCAAAGGATCGGTCGTCGCGTAGACGGCGAGGATCGCGAGATCGGCGAAGCGTCCGGGCAAGGCGCCGAGCGCTTCGATATCGTCCGTCACGGGCGCTTCTGCTTCGATCCAGTCGCACAGTCCGCCGAGCGTCCGGTTCGCCATGACCGCCGCGCCGATCGCCCCTAGCATGGCGTCCACCACCTGCTCGCGGGTGAGCGTCGCGCTCTCATAGGCGGCGATCTCAAGCGGGATGCGGTGCGAATAGAGGTAGGTCAGCGGCGAGAGGCTGACCTCCGGTTCGCCCGGATCGCCGTCGCGGATCACGACCAGCCCGCCGGGCGGAATGCGTTCGGCTTTGGCCAGATTGCGCTTCACTTCCGCGCCCGGCAGGGCAGCGGCGACAAGCGACTTCACCGCCGCAAGGACGGTTTCGCGTTTCGAAGCCATGGTGGACCAAGCCTTCAGGATTGCGGCCAGTGCCGCGCGATCAACGAGGGCACGCGCGCGGCTTGCCGCTTGGCAGCGCTCTCGACATCGAGGCGTTTCTTCAGGGCGACCTGCGGCACCAGAATGAACACGATCACGCTGGCCTGTCCGGTCTTGCGGCGATTGCGGGTGGCAAGCCCGCGCTTGGTTGTCCGGGCATCATCCGCGACCAGCAGCGAAGGACGTCCGCGTCGATAGACGAACCGAAGCTTCAAGCCGGTTCGCCGTTGCCAGCCTTCCGGCGTGATTTTTTCCCGCGAGCCAACGGCGCTCCGTCCGCTCTTGCCGGCGGCGGCGGTCGGGATCGCCAGGAACAGGCCGCGCGACGAGCGGATCACCACGCCACGATCGAAGGCATCAACGATCTTCGGCGCCCGCGACCAGACATAGGCTGCCGCCTCGGCGCTGTCGCCGACCTCGGGGAACGTCTTTCCCCGCCATGTCCGCGATAGCCGTTCACCGAGCCCGGCCGCGACGACATCCTCGCGGAGATCCTGCTTCAGGCCGTCGGCGGCATCGCGCATCCCCGACGTGACAGCGCGTTCGATATCCCTCTCGGTTTCAGCAAAGGCTTTGCCGAGATCGGGACGCTGGTTGGTGAAGCGCATTGAATCACTCCGATGCCAAAGAGACCTGTCCGTCGACAATCGGGGCTCTCACCTATACAAATATGGCCATGCATGAGCTTGACCCGAAAATCGAAAAGGCCGTCGAATTTTATGACCAGCATTATGCTGGCATCGAGCCTCTGTTTATTCGACCAGGTACAAAAATAGTCATCGGTGATAAGAATAACCGTGTGTGCCGCTTCTGCGGAAAGGGCGAGAACGAGGTTTCATTTAAGCTTGAAGCGCACGCCATCCCAGAATCACTGGGAAACAAGAGTGTGGTCACCAATTTTGAATGCGATAACTGCAATCAGCTATTCGGGCGCGGCATCGAAAACGATCTCGGAAATTGGTCGAAGCCTAATCGAACGTTTGCCAGAATACGCGGCAAGAGTGGTGTCCCAACTTTAAAGAAGGGTGGCCCCGATCCCGGATGGCGAATTGAGTATGGCGCAACTGGCTTCGAGATGAAGCACTA